GAAGAAGCGGTAGAAGATAACCTGTATGACTCTCTGTCATCTCGTTATACCAAGGCTCTGGCTCGTGCTATGGCGTACACGAAGCAAACCAAGGCGGCGGCTGTTTTAAACAACGGTTTTAACGCTAGCTTTGCTGGTGGTGATGGTAAGGCGCTTTTTGCGACTGACCACCCATTGGTGTCTGGTGGTACTAACTCTAACGAACCAGCAACTCCTGCTGATCTGAATGAAACTTCTTTGGAAGCGTCAGTTATTCAGATTGCGGCATGGACTGATGAGCGTGGCCTGTTAATTGCGGCAAAGCCAAATAAACTCATTATTCCACCGTCGTTAATGTTCGTTGCTACTCGTCTGTTAGACACAGAAGGACGTGTAGGCACTGCGGATAACGATTTGAACGCACTGCGCTCAAATGGAGCAATCCCGGGAGGCTACACAGTCAATCACTTCTTGACTGATGACGATGCTTGGTTCCTGACAACTGATGTGCCTAACGGATTGAAACATTTTGTTCGTGCTCCGATGGCTACAGGAATGGACGGCGATTTCGATACTGGTAACGTACGTTACAAGGCTCGTGAGCGTTATTCATTTGGGTTCTCTGACCCACTGGGAATCTTCGGTTCTCCGGGTGCATAAACCAAGTAGTGATAGGGGGTCTTCGGACCCCCTTTTTATTTGACTCAATGTTTTACCTATGCTTTATTAAGCATAACTAGGAAACGGGTGCGTCGGACTGACCTAGCAGACGACATGCAGACAGGCGCACTAAACTCGCATGTGAGGACATCGCAATGGCATCAACTACCTTTTCAGGTCCAGTCACCTCTACAAGTGGTTTTGTGGGTGATATTCAAGTTCCTACTTATACAGTAGCAAGTGCTCCTTCTGCATCAGCCGCTGGTGCAGGAACGCTCGTATTTGTGTCTAATGGCGCGGCAGGTTCGGCAATTCTTGCTTTCTCTGACGGTACAAACTGGAAGCGTTCGGATACAGGCGCAACTATTTCAGCATCGTAAGAGGTGACTTATGAGTCGTTTTAAACCAGCTTCAGCAGAGGAAATGGCCGCTCGTGGGTTAAACCCAGACGGTACACCGCTTAAAAAAGCAGAGCCCGTTGCAGAAAAGAAGCCTGTGGCTAAGAAAAAGCCTAAAGCCAAGGAGAAGTAAGTATGTCTTCTGATGTTAAATCTAAGCGTGTTACTAGCACCGGCTCATTGGGTGTTGGACCCGCTAGGATACGTAGCCTTCATGTTCTTGTTGGTGGTGGCGCAGGTCGATTAACAATTACGGACGGTAACGGTGGAGAAACAGTATTAGATTTAGATTTTGCTCAGTCTGATACTGACTCTGTAAACATTCCTGATTATGGAATACGTTGTCCTTCGGATGGCGGCATACATATCGCTACGCTTACTAATATTACTGCAATAACTGTATTTTACAGTTGAGGCATGTATGAGAGCGTATTACAAGAAGGGCGGTAAAACAGCCGCTTGGCAACGCAAAGAGGGTAAAAGCGAGTCTGGTGGCTTAAATGCCAAAGGCGTTGCTAGTTATCGTCGCGCTAATCCCGGTAGTAAACTCAAGACGGCTGTTACTACCAAACCCAGCAAACTCAAAAAAGGATCAAAGGCGGCTAAACGTCGTAAGTCATTTTGTGCGCGTATGAAAGGTATGAAGAAACGTCTAACTAGCGCAAAGACAGCGAACGATCCGAATAGCCGCATTAATAAAAGTTTACGTAAGTGGAACTGCTAATGACCACTAAAGCTGAAAAAATACAAGAGGTTAAAGTGTCATTAGAAGACAAAGAACTACAGGCCGCAGACGTGTTGTTATTACTTGAAACTCATGAGTCAGAATGTAGTTTAAGGTATGAGCGTATTGAGGAGAAACTAACCGATCAGAAGGCGTTTCTTGAAAAATTAGATCTACGTATGTGGGGCATTGCCGCACTTATTGTAGGTGTTGCTGTAGCAGAGAGGTTTGTGTAATGAAAGATATACCAGAAGGCAACAAAGGGTTGCCGTTGTTGCCTAAAGAAGTACGTAACAATATGGGTTATAAAAAGCACGGTGGTAGCCTTAAAAAAATGAAACATGGTGGTAAATGCAAAGTAGACGGCATTGCTATACGTGGTAAAACTAAGATTAGAGGTAAGTAACGTGCGTAGGTACTACAAGAAAGGTGGTAGCACAAAAGATGCTTGTTACCACAAAGTAAAAGCTCGCTATAGAGTATTTCCAAGTGCATATGCGAGCGGTGCCATAGCAAAATGTAGAAAAGTCGGTGCCGCAAATTATGGCAAAGGCGGGAAGAAAAAGTAGTGGCTGTCCGTAAAACTGCTAAAGGAGCCGCGTTAAAACGTTGGTTCAAAGAGGAGTGGAAAGATGTACGAACAGGAAAGGCATGCGGTCGTAGAAAAGGTGAAAAGCGTGGTACGCCGTATTGCCGACCTAGTAAAAGGATTTCTAGCAAAACTCCGAAAACGTCAGGAGAAATGACATCAGCGGAGAAGAAAAAACGTATCGCACAAAAGAAACGACTAGGGCAACCTGCAGGTAAGCCAAGACGTGTGCAAGCGGCTAGAAGGAAGAAAAAGTAATGGCAAAAAGGGTGAAACTATGAAAAAAGCTAAAGGAAAAGCAATTGGTGGAACTATGAAACGCACCAAGGGCTACTCTAAAGGCGGAGCGGCAAGTGGTATGACTTTAGCGGATCTAAAAAGGAAGCTCGAAGAGGATGATGTTTTTGCTTCCAAAGTTCGCAAGATGATGAGCCCAACCAAAAATACCTCCCCAGTTAAAAGATCCAAAGGTGGTGCTATGAAAGGCACCAAGGGTTACTCCAAAGGTGGTGCTACGAAAGGTACCAAGGGTTATTCCAAAGGTGGTGCTACGAAAGGCACCAAGGGTTATTCCCTAGGCGGAGCAACTGGAATGAAAAAGACTAAAGCTACCAGCAGAGGCGGTGTTGCCAGAGGTATGGGTGCGGCTACTAAAGGTGGAAGATATAGTCGGAGCGGTTGATGTCTTATTTGATATCTAACTGCCCGTCATTTAAATGTTGGGTACGCAGAGAGTTTACCTGTAATCATCAGCAGTATCATGGACAATATCTCCATGCTCTTGCTTTTGCTGTGAATACTATCCCCGACCGATCTTTGACGTTTCAGGTAGTGTTCACGGGCTGTGAAATAGATGATCCCGAATCAGGGATCGAAGAGAATATTCACGGCGGTGCAATGTGGGCAAGAATGCCGATAGAGGCTTTGGTTGCAGACATTCCACTAGAAGAATGGCCTGATAGGATGGAAGATCACTTGTGTCAGCCTTGGGACTGTGAATCCCGGCACCACTCGGTAATCGTCATGGATAGAGTGAGTTCTAGTCCTTGGATTGCCAAGATTGATGGAGAGTTCTATCAGTCGAGGTATATGTTTACGGTAGATTATACGGAGAATGAAATCGCAGACTCTGCTGACCAGCACAAACAATCCCATGTGATGTACTTAACAGAAGGTCCGTGGGAGGGTAATATCGTAGCGTTGCCTAATAACAGGGTTAGAGCAACATCTCCTGCGTTATGGAGAACTGGAGAAGGAGCGCCTGATTTTGCACCTAGCCAGTATTTGCATTCAGCAGAAGGTCACTCTAGTTATACTGACCCTGCAATTACTTTTGATAATTTGTATCAGGACTAGAAGGTTGAAAAATAATGGCAACGTCAGGCACAACAACATTTGACTTAGATCTTAACAGTCTTGTTGAAGAAGCGTTTGAGCGTTGTGGAACTGAATTACGCACGGGATACGATTTACGTACAGCTAGGCGTAGTTTGAATTTACTGACCATAGAGTGGGCGAACCGCGGTATTAATCTTTGGACAATTGAAGAAGGTTCTGTGGCTTTGACTCAAGGGACAGCAACCTATGCTCTGCCCGCCGATACTATTGATTTACTCGACCATGTCATACGCACAGGCACTGGCACTGGCCAATCAGATCTTAGTATTACAAGAATTAGTGTATCGACATACGCTAGTATACCTAACAAAAATGTACGGGGGCGTCCTGTGCAGTTGTGGATTGATAGGGCGGCTTCAGCTCCTAGCGCAAATTTTTGGCCTGTACCAGATAGCAGTTACACGCTTTCGTACTGGCGTATGCGTAGGATTCAGGACGCAGGTAACGGTGTAAATACGCAGGATATTCCTTTTCGCATGCTTCCATGTTTGGTAGCAGGGCTGGCTTACTATTTATCGTTAAAGATACCAGAGGCGGTGAATCGTATTGAGATGCTAAAAGCATCTTACGAAGAGCAATGGACTTTAGCTTCGTCTGAAGATAGAGAAAAGGCTTCATTACGACTTGCTCCAAGAGAGTTCTTTTATTAGGAGGCGGTATGTCTGGTAGCTTTGCCGCTGGTAAAAAAGCCCTTGGAATTTGTGATCGTTGCGGGTTTCAGTACAAGTTAAAAGATTTAAAACCTATTACGATCAAAACAAAACAGGTAAATATTTTAGTATGCCCAACATGTTGGGAACCAGATCACCCACAATTACAAGTTGGTATGTATGTTATAGAAGATCCACAAGCATTGCGTAACCCTAGACCAGATACCAGTTACGTTCAATCTAGAGCTACACAATGGGGCTTTAACCCAGTAGGTGTTAGTGATCCACATGGGTTAAACTTACCGAATAATTTAGTAGCTACTGGCTTAGTAGGTACTGTAACGGTAACGGTATCGTAGGAGTTTTGATGAATTACACTACGCTGTTTCAAACCATAAAAGGGTATGTAGAAAACGATTTTCCTGTGACGACGTTTACTGATCCTACTAATACGTCTAGTGATTTTAGTAGTAAGGCTCAGATTGATACTTTTATTAAACAGGCTGAACAACGTATATTTAACGGAGTTCAGATCTTAGATTTACGTAAAAATGTAACTGGAAACACTACTGCTAACAATAAATATGTATCTTTGCCTACTGATTGGATTTCTACATTTTCAGTAGCAGTTATTGATGGTAGTGGAAATTACAGTTATTTACTTAACAAAGACGTAAATTTTATTAGAGAGTCTTTTCCTAACCCCACCGCTACAGGCTTACCCACACATTACGCACAATTTGATAAGGATTCGTTACTTGTCGGACCTACGCCTAACGCTGTGTATTCTGTAGAGCTACATTATTTTTACTATCCCGAGTCTATTGTGACTACTACCAATTCATGGGTTGGTGATAATTTTGACTCTGTTCTTTTGTATGGGGCTTTATTAGAAGCATATACCTTTATGAAAGGTGAACAGGATGTTATAGCGCAGTATCAAAAACGCTATGATGAGGCATTCGCACAGCTCAAACTGTTATGCGAGGGTAAAAATCGTCAAGATTTTTATAGAACGGAACAAGCTAGATATTCAGTGACATAAGGAGCTAAAAATGTCAGGGATTACACAAGCAATGTGTACTTCGTTCAAAAGCGAACTTTTGGGCGGATTTCACGATTTAGATACTGACCAGTTAAAAATGGCTTTAATTAAACCAAACCCAAGTGGTACTTATGGTGCGACCACTACTAACTATTCAGACGTTACTGGTAACAGCGATGAGGTAGGCACTTCTGGTACTAATTATTCAGCCGGAGGTGTTGATTTAACCGGAGCTGTAATTACTACTTCTGGAACGACAGCGTTTTTGGATTTTACTGATAACGCAGTATTTAGCACAGTAGATTTAGATGCTAGAGGAGCTATTATTTATAACTCTTCAAAAGCTAACAGAGCTGTTTGTCTTTTAGATTTTGGAGAAACTAAGACAGCTACTGACGGTGACTTTACAGTAGTGTTCCCAACTGCTGGAGCAACTACAGCGATTATTAGGATTGCCTAATGGCACTCGTCCTTGCAGATCGTGTCAAAGAGACTACGGCCACTACAGGTACGGGTACGGTTAATCTTGCGGGTGCACAAACTGGGTTCCAGACGTTTGTTGCGGGTGTAGGCAATTCAAATACCACCTATTACGCAATCGTAGACGGAAGCACAGGTGCTTTTGAGGTTGGCATCGGTACAGTTACTGACGCATCCCCTGATACTCTTTCCCGCGATACGATTCTACAATCATCAAATAGTGATAACGCAGTCGATTTTGCCGCTGGGACTAAGGATGTGTTCTGTACACAACCCGCTGATAAGGCGGTGTTTGAAGATGCTTCCGGTAATATTGTCGTATCCGGCGGCGAGATTTCTATGGGGCCAACGACTGATTCAAATCGGTTACGCCTGTTAAAAGACACGCAACAGACTAATGAAGTTTTGAGAGTACAGAATGATGTGGGGATTCTTAGGATTGGCCCTCAAAATACCGCATACAACCACTTCGTTACTGATAGAGCTAACAATTACTTTAATACTCAAATTCAAGTCGATGGAGGCATAGTTCGGTCATACGACGAAGACTTTAATTTAAATAGGGCGGGGTCATCAACTGCTCGAATAAGGATTACAGACGGCACAACTCACAGTGACCAAGCCTTAGATGTCACAGGTAACATCACTGCCTCTGGCACAGTCGATGCAAGTGGCGGTACGCTGACGGGTAATTTGTCAATTGGTGCGGCTAATGAAAATGTAAACAGATCATTAACAATTCACGGAAGTAACACCTCAAATAAATCCGCAAAGCTGTCGATGGGCAATGGCGTATTTACTATTGATGGAGGCGTTGCAACTCAATTTTTAGAACTAGGTAATTCTGCCGGTTCTATTTTTGGAAGTCAAACTTACACAATTAACACCAATCTATCGCCCGGTTACTTTGCTTGGCAGACTGCTGGTCCCGGAAGTGCAAACGAACTTGTGCGGATAACTGAAGACGGCAACGTAGGCATAGGCACTACGAGTCCTGCGGCTGACCTCCATGTTTCTAATGCGAGTGGTTCTGAGTTACGTATTGATACCGTAGGTGGCACTAACGCAGATAGCGTACTAAATTTTAGAGAAAATAGCGTAGATAGAGCCAAATTATATTGGGACGGTGCAGACAATGATCTGTATTTAGAAACAACAGTTGGTGACATCGCTTTGATGCCCACAGGCAACGTAGGCATTGGCACTACGAGTCCTTCATCTCCATTACAAGTAGACAGAGCAAGTAGTGATGGCGATATTATTACTCTCAGCAAAGACGGCACAGCCATAGGGCTTATTGGTGTAGACAACTCTGACAACCTTTTCTTATCAGGCGACGCAAATCACTCTGGATTAAGTTTTGGAAGCAATGGAGTGCTTGCCTACGCAAACGGAGATTATACAGACGGAACTGAAGATTTAGGTCAATCAAGTGTTCGTTGGCGGCATTTGTATCTCTCAGGTGATATTACTGTATCTGGCACCGTAGACGGTCGAGACATAGCGACTGATGGTACTAAGTTAGATGGTATTGAAGCCTCCGCAGATGTAACAGATGCCACAAATGTAGCCGCCGCTGGCGCATTGATGACAAGTGGCGGTACGCTGACGGGCAGTCTCACCATATCAGGAGCCAACAATAGAATTAATCTGCCCAACGATCATTTTATTAATTACCGATTTGAGATGGATAATGCGGATAATAACGGAGTCGCTTATGTTCTTCTGTGCCGGAATGCCGCGAATAATGATGTCAACGGCAGAATTACGATGGACAGGTCAAGTGGTCTGCGCCATGCTTGTCAAGTTGACATTATTGTTAGTTCTGGTAATAGTTCTAATCCGATTGGGTCTTTAAAAGCGCATGGTGTGTCGGGTAGTGCTGGTAGTTCTCCTAACGGCCCAAGTTATGAATTGGTAACTGTTACGTATGACTCTGATTCTAATAGTTATGTTGCGCTAAAAATAACCAATCCAGATACTTTCTACGAAACTCATGGCGCATTCTTTACGGGCAGGGCAGTAAACAGTGGCTCTAATTTTCTCGTTGTAACTCCCGCCTCTGGAATATCTAGCGAAGCACAGCTTACCGATGCTAATGCAAAGCACACTTTCCAAGGCGACTTAGACATACTAGACAATATTGTCATAGCGGGAACAGTTGATGGTCGTGACATAGCCACTGACGGCACAAAACTTGATGGCATTGAGGCTTCTGCTGATGTAACAGACGCTACCAACGTAGCCGCCGCTGGCGCATTGATGAAAACTGGCGGCACCATGACCGGAGCGTTAGATTTTGGTTCAGTCACCGGAAGGGTAATAACAATTACTGCAGACAGTGGTCTTGATAGTTCAGATGCTTCTATTTATTTAGGCAATGCCACTAACAACTTTGGCTTTGATATTGAGTATGAAGGATCAGGTAGTGGAAACACGAATGCTTTTGTTATCACTTCTACAAATCAAGGCAGTCCAAAAGAAGTTTTAAGAGCCAATCAAGACGGCATCGCTAAATTCCCTAATGGCACAGAAGTAACAGGTAACATCACGGTATCTGGCACCGTAGACGGTCGAGATGTAGCGACTGATGGTACTAAGTTAGATGGTATTGAAGCCTCCGCTGATGTAACAGACGCTACCAACGTAGCCGCCGCTGGCGCATTGATGAAAACTGGCGGTACGATGACAGGCAATTTGTTCATTGAAAACGCCGCCCCAACACTAACTTTAAAAGACAATACGGATAACGACGACCAAAGAATAAATTTTGTAGACAGCGCGGGTGCTACAAACTACCAGATAGCAACAGGGAACAGTTCGGGAGGATCGTTCCACGACGCTTTTTCAATAATTAATAGTACTTCTAATGATATTGAAATAGTTGACGGATCTACAAAAGTCGTTGCTATTGATGGTAACGGTGTAGCCGTAACAGGTCTTCTTTCAGCAACAACAAAATCGTTTGTTATCGACCACCCTACAAAATCGGGCCATAAACTTCGCCACGGTTCTTTAGAAGGCCCAGAAAATGGTGTTTATGTTAGAGGGCAAACTCAAGAGAACGTCATACTTTTACCAGATTATTGGGCAGGTCTTGTGGATGAAGATTCCATAACTGTAAACATTACACCTATTGGTAGAGATCAGGGGATATATGTGGAGTCTTGGAATGTTTCTAAAGTCGTTCTTTCAGGAACTGCTATCAATTGTTTTTATACAGTTTACGCAGAGCGTAAAGATGTTGAACCATTTGAAGTTGAGTATGAAGGATGACAGCTTATACATCTTCCCAGAGTGGAAACTTTAGTAGTGCATCTACGTGGGGAGGATCTGGTTTTCCAGACACAAACGGTGACACATGGACAGTCGCTAATGGGCATACGGTTACCTATGATGTTTCTTCAGCTTTAAGTTCTGGCTTTGAAGACTGCACGGTAAACACTGGCGGTACTTTCCAATTTGCGTCAGGCACAAGATCTATTCGTTTTCAAGGCAACGTCGTAATTAACGGTAATTGGACACAGGGTGCAGGGCATACTGTGTTTTTAGCCGGTGGCAATGGTCACAGCTTTCAAATACAAAACCCTGCCTCATCTCATACAAAACAGTTTACTGGGTCGCAACCTTTACAAGGTACGACAACATCTGGAGCAACAACTAATTTATCTGGAACCATTCCAGTTTCAAGTGCCAGTGGATTTTCTGTTGGGGATTGGATTGCTGTCTATAACCGCTCTCAAACAAATGTTGACTCAGAGCGTGAGGATGAAGGATTTATTATTCACGACATTTCAGGATCTAATATTTATGTTCGTGAGTTTGTCAGCCCTACCGACACGATTACATCCGTAGACGATACAAAAATATATTTAGCTAATGTAGATATTTACCGAAAAAACCAACGAATCATTTTTGGCACGGGTTCTAACAGAAATATTCGTCAGATTACTGAGGTAGATATAGCTCAAGGTTTTCTTGTGCTAAACAGCGCCGTAACTGGTTCTGTAGTTGGGCAGACGGTCTACACCACTGGTCCTATGAAGTCTCACGCTTCTGGATCAATTGTTCGTAAGTGTGCAACAACCGTGGCTTCTGCAATAAGCACCAGTGATACCACAATCGCTGTTACTGATGCTACAGGCATTGTGGCCGGAGATGAGATAGTCATTGAAGCCAACACTACAACTTCTGACCTAACGGATGAGCACCCAGAGAAATACACGGTCTCTTCTGTTGACGGCAATAATATAACAATTTCATCAGGTATCGCTTATCCGGTCGATATGAACACCACCGCGTTTGTTGTGAAGCTAACCAGAGATTGTCGTGTTGTAAACGAAAGTGGTTCAGTCGTTCGTTTCTATGGAAGAAATGACGCAAACTACTACGGTAAGCTGATGATGCAAGACGTTGAGTTTAAAGACATCGCCAGAACCGATTCAAATTCAAACACTCGTTTTAGGATCGAGGGACGTTGGGGTAGTACTCATAACTCTAGTGGCGGGTACTGGGAAGGCATAACTATTCACTGGTCAACGTCAGTAAACTTCCAAGAAGTTTATATGTATCGCTATCTTTATAATTTCACTGTTCGTTGCTGTGTCGTTCATAACGCAAGTTATCGTTGCTTCTATAATGTACAGGGGTACAACAACGACGACATGGCTTTTTTCAACAATCATGCTAGCCGATCAGAGAACCAAGGATTTTATCTTAATTCTATGGATGGCGAACACGCTGAAGTAGCTTACAACAGAGCCTGTGGTCAGGATGACGATGGATTTATTATTATTAGCTGGTATTTGTGGGCTAACGGTTTTCATCATAACAGCGCATTTATGAATAAAAGAAGAGGTATTCGTTTAACTGGAACAGCTAACTATGGTTGTCATGTTTTTCAAAATGAGTCGGTGTTTTCGGGAGAGTCAGGTATAGAACAGGGCACTGCTACTAATTATATTGTTCAATACAACAGAAATATTGATTCTTTTACACCTAATGATTTTATAGGAGTGTTTTCTCTCGGAGATCAAAGAGAAAGCATTAACAGTTTATGTCATTCAGTTGAGCATAATTTTCATCAAAACGTAGACGCGATACTTGGTCGCGGTTTTCAGGCTGTTTGGGACGAAACAGAACAAGCATATTTGCATACGTTTGATGATGACGCAGGAGAGTTTAGCGGCATACAGAATATTATTTATGTTCCTTCTGGAGCTACGCTTAGGGCAAGAGCCGTTTTAAAAGTTGTTTCTGGGTTTAGTGGAACCTACCCAAGACTAATTATTGAAGCAATCCCAGCACGACAGAGCGCATCTTCTCAGTATGCTCAGTTTGATGCTACTGATAGAAATGCAGATACTGCCTCTGTGAATACGACAGCCGCAACTTCTTCCGAGTATCAGAATGTGGACGGCACATTGACTGCAAGAGACATAGACCGTTTTGTCAATGTGTCGGTGACAATATCAGCCGACAACGCGGCTGAAGGCTTTTATCTAAGGCGACTCAATGTTTTCTTAGATCAAGTTCCTCAGGCAAACTTCATGTTTACAAGAAACAGAATCCAAGAGCCGTGTAGACTACAGTTTAGAAATTCGTTTACACAGGCTAAGAAACGCATTGGTGGGAGAATTAGTTAATGTCAAATGATGTATTAATCACTCCGGCAAGTCGCAAGATTGAGTTCAAAGACTCCAGCGGCAACGTAGATGCTGTCATCCAGACAGATTCTTCTGGGAACTTATCCATTACAAACACTGGTGGAGATCTTTCATTAGGTGATACGTCTTCTGATGTGTTTATTGGAGACGGCACAAATAATATTGATCTTGTCTTTGAGCAAAATGGCGAGATTCGTGGAACTAGTGGAGTTACTGTAACTCTTGGCGCTAGTGGCGCAACAACAAATCTAGCAGGAACTGTTCAGCTTGGTGGTACAACAATTACCTCTACCGGAGCAGAACTGAATATCCTAGATGGTGTCACAGCCACAACAGCAGAACTGAATATCCTAGATGGTGTCACAGCCACAGCGACTGAGATCAATAAGTTAGATGGTGTCACTGCCACAACAGCAGAATTAAATAAGTTAGATGGCGTTACAGCAACAACAGCAGAACTAAATTATACCGATGGTGTTACTTCAAATATTCAAACACAACTAAATAGTAAATTAGGCACTAGTACATCGTTTAGCGGTGACGTGTCTGGAGCGTACAATAATATTCAGATTGGAAGCAACAAGGTTGGAATTACTGAACTTTGCGTGACTGATGGAAGTAATGGTCAAGTATTAACAACAAATGGTTCAGGCACACTATCTTTTACTACTGTTTCGGGTGGAGGTGGCGGTGCGTCAGCAATTAATGATCTTACAGATGGTTATTGTGCTGGTAATTCTATTGGCCTTGGCACAAATGCTCTAGCAAACGAATCCAATAATCAATTTTATCCTAATATTGCAATAGGTACTCAAGCAGGATGTTCGATAACGTCAGGGTGCCATAATGTTGTAATAGGGCGTTGTGCAGGAGATTCTATTACAGAAGGCGACAGTAATGTACTTATTGGTAATTGCGTAGCCCACAAACTTGTATGCGCTTGCGACAATGTTGTACTTGGCGATAAAGCTATGGGTAGCACTACTGGTAACGCGCAAAACTCTACTGACAATATTGCAATAGGGACTTGTGCTCTTTATCAAAGTTGCACAGGTGGTTGTTCAATAGCTATGGGTTACAAAGCTCTCCTACAGCAAAATAAAAGTTCTTTCGATATCGCCATTGGGCATTGTGCAATGTATAAATACGGGGGAATTAGTCAAGACTATACAACACTGGGCAGAATCGGAAGTGTTGTAATTGGAGCCTGTGCAGGAGCCTGTTTTTGGACTTACCCAAACGTAATTGTTGGAGCATTTGCGGGTCAAGAAGGCAATGGTATTGCAAATTCTGTAATCCTCGGCCAGAGAGCGGCGGAGTGTTCAGGCTCTGGTTTTTGCGGGATCGTCCTCGGATTCAATGCGGCAAGATGTAGTTATATACAAGAAAATATAGTTATTGGAGGGAGCGCCCATTGTGTTGCGACAAGTGGCAACTCCAATATTGCGATGGGGACTTTTACTGCGCGAAGTATCACAACTGGATCGCGAAATGTTTTCATTGGAAAACAAGCGGCGCTCGACATGACTATTGGCGGGTGTAATGTAGCATTAGGGTACAGCGCATTGAGTAATGCAGTTGAGAGTTGTTTTTCCGTTGTAGTTGGCCATAACGCAGGAAATAAAATATGCGCTACTGGAGGGTGTAATACAATTCTTATTGGTTCTTGCTCTGGGTTCGATGCTCTTTGTTGTGTAACGACCGCAAATAACATTGCAATATTTGGTAATAATGTAACTGATTGCATTATTCAAAAAGTTGCAACCACTGTTCCTTCTGATTGTCGAGACAAAACAGATATAGGAGACATGGGGCTCGGACTAGATTTTATTAACGAAATTTGTCCCATTAGCTATAAATTTGATGATCGAGGATGGTACAAGAATGGAGCAGTACCAGATGGATCTAAGAAAGATGCTAAATGTCGAGTAGGGTTTATTGCTCAAAACGTAGTAACTGCAGAGCAGTGTTACAACCCTAATGGGCCTTTATTGATCGCAAATAATGATCGAGAAGACCGCTATACAATTACAGAAACAAATTTAATTCCTGCTCTAGTTAAAGCTATACAAGAATTATCCGCAAAAGTGGATGAATTGGAGAACGCATGAAAACGTACGTAGTTGAGGGTGGGGTTGGTAAATGCCTTGCCTTTAGCGCATTAGTAGATGATTTAGCTAAGCAAGACGAGGGTAACGTTCAAATTTATACTCCATACCATGAAGTTTTTGGTAATAACCCTAAAGTTAAAATGGTATTCGATTCTCAAACAATACCTTTAACTGATAATCGAATAACTAATTGTGAAGATATTATTTTTTGCGAACCTTACAAATCCAAATTTATATGTGGAGGTATTCATTTAATTGAATCTTACTGCAATTTGCTTGGTATTAAATATCGAGAAGAGATGCGCCCAAAAATGTTTACAGACCATGTTAGAAAAGATGTAGACGCAATGCTTGATAAAGGAGCTATTAAAAGGCGGTATGTTTTAGTGCAGTTTTCAGGGGGACAGCCGTATATCGGATATCATCAAGGCGCTCAATATTCCAACGGAGATATGGGCAGAAATTATCATCCATACCTAGCGCAACAACTTGTAAACCAGTTGCTTGAAGATGACAAAAACAGAGATGTAATACAATTTGCTCTTCCTAACGAGCCGATTCTTCATGGAGTAAAAACAATAACCTCCGGTTTAGCAGGATGGCATGAGGTAGCTAAAAATTCGGAAGGGTTTATTGGAATTGATTCTTGTCTTAATCACTTTGCTCCAAGCGCAGGAATCAAAGGAGTTGTGCTTTGGGGGAGCACTCGGTTTAATCAATACGGGTATCCTGAAAATAAAAACTTAAATGCCTACTGTGAAGATAAATGGCAGGAAGAAGGTTTTTCACCTCTAGATCCTCGTAATATGATGATTGACCCGAATAGAGTTTTTGAGCTTTACAAGGATATGCAGTGATGTCGGTAGATGTAAATAAAGAATTTGCAATATGCGGGGACTGCGTGTCCATGATTAATGATGTATCGGGAGGCACTAAGGACTTTGATGAAACAGAAGAAGAGCTTAAAGTAGCTGTTTGGTTGAACATGAAACATTTAAAAAAATCAATTACAGAAAGTTGGTATATAAATGACTCAGAAACCAGAAATGCGCCCGCAAACAAAACATCAATTACAGCGGCCATAACAACTTCTGAAAGTTATTTACCTGATGGTTATTCACCGGAAGGCTTTGTTGAGTAATGAGCTTTTCTGCATCCGCATTTTCTGAAGCACCGTTCTCAGCTTTAGGATCTGTTAGTGTTAGTTTTGAAGTTTCAGGTCTTCTTGCCACAAGCGTAGTTGGCGGCACTTATGCTGTACAAGCTCATTCTGACCATACAGAAACTGGCCTAATAGCAACGGGTGCAGTTGGTGATAATCTTTCTTTTATATTTTCATATGATGTTAGTGGACTATCGGCTACAGGCGTAGTTGATGCTCAGACTTTAACTGTACGAGCAGAAGCCAGACATACCATTACTACTGGACTATCGGCTACAGGCGTAGTTGATGCTCAGACTTTAACCGTACGAGCAGAAGCTAGACATACTGTTATTACTGGGCTATCGGCCACAGGCGTAGTTGATGCTCAGACTTTAACCGTACGAGCAAAAGCTAGACATACACTTACTGGAATAGGGTCAACAGTCACTCTTGCTAGCGAAAGTGATGGGCTCATAGCTAGAGCTGGAGCACTGGTTAATCTTGTAGGTTTTGAGGCTACTGGTTCTGTTGATGACAATGTACTAAGTGTAAGTGGTATCGCAAATGTTGTACCTGTTAGCATAGAAGCTGTAATTGGATTAAACTCAGTATTAGTATGGAGTGCGGTGGTTGACGCTCAGAATATTACTTGGAGCAATATTAATGATGCTCAAACTAAAAATTGGACAAATGTTAATGATGCCCAGACTGTAACTTGGACCGCTGTTAGTGACTCACAAAGCACTACGTGGACGACTGTAAACGACGGTAACACCGTAACATGGGTAGAAGTAGAAACGTAGGTGTATTATGGCTAGCACATATAGTAGTAACTTAAAGATTGAGTTAATAACCACAGGTGAAAAAGCCACCACTTGGGGCACTATAACTAATACAAACCTTGGCACTGCTTTAGAAGAGTCCATTGTTGGCTCTGCGGACGTTAGTTTTTCTAGTGCAAATAAAACCATTAGTCTTTCTAACTCTAACGCATCTCAAGACGCACGTAACTTACGGTTGAACCTTACAGGCACTACTGGGGGTACAGCACGTACGCTTACGGTTCCAGACATTGAAAAAGCGTACATTGTAAATAATGGATGTTCTGATGCTGTGTCTATAAAAAATTCTTCAGGTGCCGCTGTTTCTGTACCCGCAGGTAAAACTATGTGGGTGTATTCGACTGGGTCTGCTGTAGTAGATGTAGTTACAGCTCTTACCTCTATTACAGTAGGTAATATCAGTCTAGCTTCAAACGCAATTACCAGTACAGATACAGATGGTAATATTGCGTTGACTCCAAACGGAGCTGGGGATGTTCAGCTTGATGCAGACACGGTTCGTGTTGGTGATTCAAACGCTAACGCTACGATAACAACAAACGGCACTGGTGATTTAATTCTGAACACCAATGCGGGTACTAATTCCGGTTCGTTAACTATTGCCGATGGCGCTGACGGGAATATTTCAATAGCACCAAATGGCACGGGATCTGTTGATATTAGCAAACTAAAGATAGCGTCTGGAGCCACTGCTATTACTTCAATAGTAGATGAAGATGACATGACTTCTGATAGCGCCACAGCTATTTCTACACAACAGTCTATAAAAAAATATGTAGATGACACTACGGCCCCAAACACATATCACTTAGCGGCAAGCTCTTCGATAACAGGAACCCCTGCTGTATCTGATTTTAATAGTAAGAAGTTTCTCTACCTCTACGAGTAAGGTGGTGTAGATGCCTATACATATAAATGATTCCGGTACAGTTAGGACGATATCGAACATTTATGTAAATGATGCGGGCACTGTCCGTAACATAACTGATGTATGGATTAACGACAGTGGAACAATTCGCCGTGTATTCCAAAGCGGAACTATCATTGGCGCTGGAGCTGGGCAGTCTACATTTTATCAATGGAGCACTGCATTACGAACAACGTACGGGGCCGCGGTGCTTTCTGCGGGGCCGCTCAGTGGTACTAGAGCTGAAGGCACTACAGGAACATGGGAGGTTATTTTAGCTCCGGGGTATCGTCTAACAGGTGATACAGGAGACACAGCATCGTATACATCAACGTATTCAGCGCGTTATTTGTTTGATGTGGCATCTGATGGTAGCGCAACACATACTGCCGCAAGTGGGGCACAAACAACTGGGGGTACATCAGCGATGGCCTCTTACTCTGCGGGCACTACAAGAATTAATGTTACTGAAGTAGATATAACTAATTTAGATGAAGCCAATTTTCCACATGTGGTTGAGTGGGGTAATAGTGATGCATCAAATCGTTCATCTACATTTACATGGAATCCACCTGCAGGTGTTACAAGTATTCAAGTTTCTGGTATTGGCGGAGGCGGTGGTGGAGCCGCAGGTGGTAGTACGGGGACAGGAAACTCTGCTACCGGAGGCGGCGGAGGCGGCGGTGGAGCTTATGCTTTAAATACTGCAACTTCTGCTACTGCGTTTACAATTACTCTTGGTGAAGGTGGAGCAGGTTCTACTAAAGCCGCAAATAATTCTCCTAACGGTACTCGTTCTAGTTCTGGCTCTTCAGGAGGCACTACTACTGTATTGGCAGATGGATCAGCTTTTTTAAGTCTCGCTGGAGGCGGCGGTGGAACAGGCGGGCAAAACTGGAATACTGTTAGTGCTGGACTTCAAGCTACATTAGTTAACACGCCGAGCGGTGGTAATAATGGCGGTTCTGGCGGGGGAAGTAATGGAGCTAGTGGTGGTAAAGGATCAGATCTGTCGCACGCATTCGGCACTACAGCTTCAGAGAATAGATTTATAAGTGCATATGGTAGTAATTATCCACGATGGGATGGCTTTTCAGGATCAAACTTATCAGCATTAAGCACTTCTGGCGGATCAGGATCAACTGGAAGCGGTAATGGTTATTTTTTCCCTAGTGATGACGGACTTCTTGACGGGTTTGCTAATGGAGCAAATGGAGGTGTCGGCGGAGGCGGCGGCGGAGGCGGTGCTGGTTTCTCTAATGGCGGTAATGGAGGCGTTGTAGGTCTCCGTGGGTCAGGTGGAGGCGGTGGCCGTGGAGAATCAAATGGAAGTCAAGGTGGTGACGGATATGTCAAAGTTACATGGACATCATAAATGATTTTCGAGGCCATTGCCGCCATCGAGGTTGCGAATCAGGCGATCAATGGCATCAAGGAATTGGCCGGACATGTTACGTCTGTAGGTCAGATGGGAAAGCAACTGACTCAGTTAGCGGATGCCCATGAAGAATTAGAAAAAGACGCTGATGCAGGAAACATGGAGGCTTTTTGGGCACTAGAAGATATTAAGAAAAAAGAGTATGAAATCAAGCAGTTATTTATCTATGCGGGAAGACCGGGCCTTTGGAACGACTATCAAACTTTTATTCGTAATCGAAAAGAATTAAAGAGAAAGGCTCAAGAGCGTGAAGAAAAAGCTCGAAAGCGTAAGAAGAAAGCGATTAAGGACGGACTTATCTATACTGCTGTTGTACTTGCTGGCTGTCTCACCGTGGCTGGGGGCATTTGGCTCTTACTTGCTATCATTTCTCTAAAAGGGCGGTAATGACTTGGGTGCTGTTAGGAATCTTCGTCACGGATATGACATTTTATTTCAGGATTCTGGATATATACCCTACGCACATAGAATGTTTATACGCAGGAGAAGAAATGATTCAGGAGATTGGTAAGCCGTTTGTAAACTACAATGTGGTGTGCGTACCCACTAACCAGATCCAAGGAGAGATGTTGTAGTGGCTCAGAAAAAACTTCAGAAAGAATCTATCTATAATGAATACGATGAAGATGGTGATGGTATCGTAAGCGACGAAGAGCTTTCGCACGTCAAAACCATCAAAGAGACAGAAACAGCGTTACGAAAAAATCTAGCCCAATTACGCATGGCTAGATATACCTTAATAGCGATGGGTGCGTTTACTGCCGCAATGTTCTTTGTTCCATTAGATCGAGTACAAGCGTTATCAGATATTAGTAATTTATTCTACATATCGGGCGCGGGTATTGTAGGCGCATATATGGGAACAACAGCATGGATGAGTAGAAAATGATACAAGCACTTATCGGTCCAGTAACAGGATTGTTAGACAAGTTTATTGAAGACAAGGATCAAAAAAATGCGTTGGCCCACGAAATTTCAACAATGGCTGAAAAACACGCGCACGAAGCCGCAATGCAACAAATCCTCGTCAACAAAGAAGAAGCAAAACACAAGTCAATCTTTGTCGCAGGATGGCGACCCTTCATCGGATGGACCTGTGGTGTCGCGTTGGCATACCACTTTGTACTTGCTCCACTCATTATTTTTGGAATTGCGTGGTATGGGTCACCAGTACCTGAAATCCCTACGTTCGATATGGACTCGCTGATGACCGTATTGTTGGGGATGCTCGGATTGGGTGGACTCCGTACCTATGAAAAACAGAAAGGGCTGACAAAATGATGAATATCGACCAATTACGTATGGAGTTAGAGTACGACGAAGGTTGTAAATATGAGATCTACCTTGACCATTTAGACCTGCCCACGTTTGGGATTGGACATTTATGCACAATAGATGACCCAGAGTACGATCAACCTATTGGTACACCTGTAGATGAAAATCGAGTACAGGAAGTATTTGAAAAAGACGTACAAGTTACTATTGGCGAGTGCAAGATCCTCTATGAAAACTGGGATGATTTTCCTGAAGAAGTTCAATTGATCTGCGCGAATATGATGTTCAATATGGGCCGACCGCGTTTGAGTCAGTTTAAAATGATGAAAGCCGCGCTAGATGCTGGGGATTGGGCTGAAGCCGCTCTGCAGATGGCCGATTCAAAATGGTACAATCAAGTTCCAAATCGAGCGGGTCGCCTTTGCGAGCGCATGAAAAATGTAAGCTAAGGAGCAGAATATGCCCTTTATAAAATTACAATTCAGACCCGGCATTAATAGAGACGCTACAAACTATTCAAATGAAGGCGGATGGTTTGATTGTGATAAAGTGCGGTTCCGTTCAGGATTTCCAGAAAAAATTGGTGGTTGGTTAAAAGCTACTTCTAATACATATCTTGGTGTGGCTAGACAACTAACCAGTTGGATCACTTCATATTCGGATAACCTTCTCGCTGTAGGCACGCACAGAAAAGCCTATATTGAAGCGGGCGGTATCTTATATGATATAACACCTTTACGGCAGACATTTACTTCTTCCGCTACAGACAATTGCTTTGCGACAACTAATACAAGCACGACAGTTACTGTAAATATCACAGGACACGGAGCAAATACTGGAGATTTTGTTACTTTTTCCGGCGCTAGTGCTGTTGGTGGTGTCCCTGCTTCTGAACTTAATGCGGAACATGAAGTGACGTATATTAGTGCAAATAGTTTTAGCATTACTGTTACTTCAGCGGCTAGCTCTACTGTAGCGGCTGGCGGCGGTACCTCTATAACTGCCGCTTTTCAAATAGAAATTGGTAACGCTAGCACCACGTTAGGTTATGGTTGGGGTGTAGCACCTTGGAACTCAGGAAGTTGGGGTTTAGGCGCTCCATCAACATCTACCCCAGTATCACTGCCTCAAAGAGATTGGTTTTTTGATAATTTTGATAATGACCTTGTGCTCAATATACGTAATGGTAAACCTTACTATTGGGAGCGAGGCACAAATGTAATACCCAGCACAGCTTTAGCCACTAGAGCAATCACCTTACAAACTCTTGCTAGTAACGGTGGGTATACTGTAAACCACGTGCCTGTAAAAGTAGGTCAATTGCTTGTGTCTCAACAAGATAAACATCTACTTTGTTTCGGTGCGGTACCATTTGGATCTACTAACGCTAACGATTTTGATCCATTATTAATTCGTTGGTCAGACCAAGATAATCCGGGGCAGTGGACACCATCTGCGACTAGCTCAGCAGGAGACCTCAAAGTATCTCGTGGGTCACGGATCGTACGAGCGGTGCCAACTCGTCAAGAAATTTTAGTTTGGACTGACACTCATTTATATGCTTTGCAGTTCTTAGCCAATACAGATGTATTTGGCCTACAGGAGTATGCTGACGGCATATCCATTGCTAGTCCACGCGCTGTTGCTACGGCGGCTAACGCAACCTTCTGGATGGGGCGAGATAAGTTCTATGT